AAAAAAACCTAACTCATCATAATCCCCAGATATAGTTAAAGATGGTGCGGATTCACTTCCATCTGGTAAAACAACAAAAGGTTTAGTAACTTTTAACTTATTGCTTTGTTCAAACATAACTGAGGTACCTATTTTTATTGCAGTACTTGATGCAGAAGTTGGTGTTCCACTGGATTGCGTTCCTACTTGTAAGGCTAAGTTAGTTGCACTACCACCAGTTAAAGAAAATGAATTTGCTGCTAAATCACCTGCGCTAGAAACTTTAAATGGTGCAGATGCATAAGTTGCAGCTCCTAACCACATATTTCCACTTACATCAACGTGAAAACTTGAAGCATCAGAACCACCTACATCTAAAGCATCACCTACTGATAATGTTCCACTTAAATCTAATCTATTTGCAGTTATTTCTAGACCTTCAGAGGATGCATTAATAGTTGCAAGTATTGCATCTGGGTCAACACCATCAATATCAGAAGCAGTAAAGTTAATTTGAGAAGTTGTAATTGTTGGTAATCTGTCTACGTTTAAAGTTCCTGTACTAATTTCTGATGCGTTTAAATTAGTCACTGTAATATTAGAAGCATCTAAAGTACCTCTAATTACTGCAGCATCAAATTCAGCACTACCATTTGCATTGATTGCCCAACCGGCAGAACCAGTTGAATAGTTATAAGACTTTATAAAACCACTTGTATTAGAAACTCCACCAACGGTTATTTCACCACCAATAATGCTTCCACTTGTAATCTTTCCTGCTGATAAATCATTTATCTTTGCATCTGTAATAGTTGCGTCTGCAATCTTAGCTGTTGTGATAGCAGCGGTTCCTATTTTTGCTTCTGTTATATTAGCGTCAGCTATATTAGCCTCTTCAATTAAGTTAGCTACAGCTGATTGACCATCTGAAGGGTCTGATTCGTTACCAGACTTGTCCACGGCTACTATTCTAAAATAGTAGTCTTGAGAGTCTTCTAACTCCATAGTCCCTACAACAGGTATTCCTTGTAATAAGTTTCCAGAAGTTACTCTTACTTCACCAATTTTAGTTGATTCGGCTACAGTAAAATCTTGAATATTACCACTTTGTGTCACAGCGTGTACATCTAAATGGTCTAAGTCACCTTCTAATGTAAAGTCACCAAAAGCGTTACCACCACTATCAAGACCATCTTTGCCGAGATAATGTGTAACTTGAACTCTCAATGGACCTGCAGATATTGATTGAGCTTGTTTAGGTTTAGATGGTGCTTGACCATCTTTTTCTATTTCTACAACAGCGTTAGATGCGAAATTAGAATTTACACTAACTGAATCTGTGTACAAGTCTTGACCCGTTCCATCATAAGAAGACATTTTTTTAAACCCAGAACGGTCTACTGTAGCAACACCTATTTGGTAACTAACTCCAACTGTTAAGTCTTGTAGTATTAATGTTTCGCTTGATGCATTAGTATAAGGAAAATTCATATAGGAATATTCGCTATCAGTTGTTTTCTTGTAACGAACTTTGTAATGACTTCCGTCTGTTATCTGTGAACCATCTTCATTCAAAGGTCTACTGAAAGTAATTCTAATAAAACCTTTTGAGTCACCTGTACTGTCTAAGTATGTACCAGATTGTAATGTTGGTGTCGCTGGTAAATCTGGTATAGAGAATACCCCAGCATTTTGCCTTGATAATGAAAACTCATTAAATCTTAAATCATCTCTTATTGACCTAAGTACATCTCCCAATTCAACTTGTGTTGAACCAGATTCAAATTGAACATAGTCTGTTAAATCTGTGTAGTTTCCATCTTTATCTCTAAAGTAAACACCCATACCGGACATAACCGGGAAAGTTAAACCAGTAATACGAACCTTAGCTGGTGTTATTGTTTGACCTCTAAAAGTTACTTCATACTTACTTCTTGATTCTGCTGCAGCATCTTCGTCTGTATCAACAAATCCTACATCTGGGTCAAAAGCATATACGAAGTCTCCAACTTTCATATCACCAGAAACTTCATACTGAGTTAAATCAAGGTTAAGTATCTTCTTAACTCTTGCAAGTTCATTCAGCATTGCTTGTGCTCTAGTGTTTAGGTGTTCTTCTGGAGCTTCTGGTTCTTGTACTAAACCAACACGCTTTAAATCATTTCCGTGTAAATCTTTATAAGGTATCGAGGATAAGCTAGCTTCACCAGCAACATCAGTAGGTATATTGAAATAACCAACTTCTCCAGTAAAGTCAACTCTAGAAACCCAATCAGTAGCATCAAACTCACTTCTTAAACCACTTGGTGTTACACCTTCGTATTCTGGGTCTTCACCGTAAGCACTTTTAACAACTACAGAGGTAGGTTCGCTACTTCCTACTCCTACAAATAAATTAGCTGACGGACCAGCGTCAATAGTTCCATTTGGATTAACTCTATATTCTGTATTGAGTATTTCTGATACAAATTTTACTGCTGATAAAGCAGTCTCTACGAAGTGTTGACCTGTATATAAACCAACTGGGTCATAAATATTTCCTTGTTGTATGGCTTGTAAACTACCAGCTTCATCTCTCATTACTCCAAATGGCTTACCATCTGCAACTGAAGAGTTGAATAATGCTTCTGATAAAGTTACGTTTGTGTATGTTCTTACTTTTCCAATATTGTTGGATTCAGCAATAACCATTCCTTTACCGGAACCATCACCCATATAGAGTTCTAATCCTTGACCAGCTACAGTTACGACACCTTCTTCAAGTGTTCTATTTAAAACTATTCCTGTGTATCTAGATGCATCAAGTATGTCACTATCATTAAGTGTGTCTACATCTATTTCTTGTGGGGTAACAACAATATGTCCCCATTCTTTTATTGATTCTATTATTGCAGTAGGTGTAAAATCTTGACTGAAGTTTACAGTAAAGCTACCCGGTGCCATTAATCTTTCTGTAATTGCCATTATGCCCTCACTAATCTAACGTTTTCGTATATTCCTTCCAAGTATTGGTCTCTTACTGCATCTGATGTGTCTATAGTCGCTGGGTTTACAGCATTATAAACGTATCCAACAAATGTTTTAAACTGATTGTTACTTACATGAATTAAGTCTTGACCATCAGCTACATCTGCTGTGTATCCTTGTGGACTTCCTACCATGAACTTTTGTCCATAACTATCAGCTGTGTCTTCAATCATATACCCAGTATCATTTGTGAAAGTATCGTGATTACTTGTCACTTGCAAATTAATTCTAGAGTTTGCTGCTCTATCTGAAGTAGGACCTTGGTTGGCTACCAAGGATATGTGATGAGCTCCTCGTTTAATAGTGGCATCTATTACGAGTCGCCCATCTCCATTACTGTCAGAATAAGTAGTGAAACGTACGACACATTCCTGTGGTTCATTTCTAAGTATTTGTACTGTTTTCCAAACATTCCATTCTGTTTTAGAAGCACCAGTATTAAATGATATCTCTCGGGGACTACCCCAAACTCCGTTATCATAAAACTCTATAGTAAATCTTGATTGATTTGATTGATTTCCAGAGGTTATTCTTATTATACCATTTGAAACTGTCACCCCTTGAGGTTGGTTTTTAGCTAAGTAACCAGTCATAGTTGTATTGTCTATGCTGATTCTTGCTGCACCTTTGTAGAAATCTACTGGCTCTACTATCCATTGAGCTGCACTATTTCTTAAGTTAGCATCGTAATAAACTGCAACGTTACCTTCACTAGAAGCTCTTATAGCATCTATTGGGGCTTCACTATGGAAGTAATTAAATGCATTTACTGGTAAAACGTGCATTGGACCATAAGCAGTAGAAGTTATGCTATGTGAATTTGTTAAAAGAGAACCAGTCATGTTTGATTCAAACATCATTTCTGAAGTTCTACCTTTCACATCTAATTGAATACTGTATTTAAATATTCCTGTTGCTAATTTAGCATTGTCTACACTGGTAGACCCTAATTTACAATAACCCTCAATTAACTCATCACCAGTCCAAGTAAAAGGAAAAGTTAAGTTAGAGTTACCCATAGAAATTAATTCATCTCTTAAAGATTTACCTTCATCAATTGAGTCAACAACAAACGTACCAGACATATTAATTGTTCTATCGACAGAGTTTCTAGAGCCGTCTTGAACAGAGTTTACACCAATAGTGCTAGGTGAAGTAAAACTCATTCTACCTATTGTTACTTTATTAGCCATTAGCACATCTCCTTATCTCTACATTGTTTACACATACTGTATTGAGGTCCATAAAAGTATTCTCCACAATCCCAGTCTGACTTGCAAGACTTTAAATAATGTTTTTCTTTATTATCTAACAACTCCAGACCTTCCTTCTCTCTCAAGTTTTGTAAGTTCTCTTTGAATATTTTGTGCAATTTTTCTAGCAGCAATTGGGTCTGTAGGTAGTCCTGTAATATTTAGATTTAAATTGTTTGTTGTTTGACCCATAGAACCACCTGTCATAGGAGTAATTTGTCCACCACCACCGGGTGATGCTTTCAACATTTCTGGTCCGTATTCTCCAACGATATAATTCTGACCCGGCTTAAAACGACCACCACCATGTCTTAAGAATGGTTTATTACCGGCTCCACCTTGCAAGAATGAATAGTTTCTTCTAGATGCATCTGATTGAGAACCCGGCAAAATTGGAGTAGTAGGTGCAGAAGCACCAGATATTATATCGTTTATAAAGTCACTAGATTCTATTCTTAGATGGCTCAACAAAGTCATTACTCCGTCTAAAGCAGACACCGGAAGACCCACTGCTTCTGCAAGTGCTTTCATTTCATTTTCACCAACAGCACGCATTTCCATAAATCCTATTTGAATGTCTAAAGTACGGTCAAGTACATCTTTTTGTGCATTGTGAATATCAAAGTGAGCTTTTTTTATATCTCCCGGTATCTCAAGTAATCTCTCTTCAATAGCTATACGACGTTTTTCTATTTCTATTATCTCTTCGTTACGACGAGCAACAGACTCCAAGTTAATTTTAGTAATTTCTTCTTGTGCCTTAAGAATATCTTCTTTTTCTTGTTCACGGCGTAAGTCTGCTTTACCTTCAATATCAGCTGCTTTTCTACGCTTAAGAATTGCATCTGTTCCTGTAACTGCATTTTTCTCTAAAGCACTTATGTTTTCTTTAATTGCTTCAGCTTCTAAATCAGCAAACTCTAAAGAACCTTGAGCAGCAGCTAGTTCTACTCTCCTTAAATCTTTACGAAGCTTCTCTCTACGTAATTGGTCATTAGCAGATAGTGACAAACCTCTACGAAGTCTATCCTCTATTTCTAAAGCTTCATTAATTAAATCTTGTTGTTGTACAGTTTCCTCAAGGGTCATTGCAGCTTCAGTAGCATGCTTATTCTGTAGCTCTTGTATCTCTAAATTCTTTTCGGCAATTTCTAATTTTTCTTCATGAGTAAGCAACTCTGCAGTTTGTAAATCAACTAAATCTTGTTGTAACTGAGCATCTTCTGCGTGTAAGTCACCTAGTTCTGTGTGTAAGTCTGCATGTTCTTTGTGAGCATCAGCTAAGTCCATTTCAGCGAAGTCTAATTCAAACTGTGCTTTTGTTGGTGCAAAGACATCTGAAACCATTTGTTTCAAAGCTGAAGCATCCTCTTTAAGCTGAATCAAAGCTTCTTGTACAGGGTCTTTAGCAGGTGGAAATAAAATGTCTATAAGTGCTGGTATACCTTCTATTGACATACCAAATTCTTTAGCAAACTTTTCTAGTCCATCAGCTTTTTTCAAAGCAGCTTCAAACTCTGCCGGTGTCTTTCCCATTATGTCGAGATTATCTTTTAGTAATTTTTTTAATTCTTCTTCATTAGTTAGGGATTCTTTACCAGCTCTAGCAAGTGCCAATTTAGCAATAATTTGTTGTTCTAGAATATCAGCTTGGTCTGTAAATTGTGTACCTATGAGACCGTTTAATTTTACTAAATCTTGATATATTTCAGAGGTTGTCAGACCTTCAGCTTCTAACTGTTTTATCATATCCATTACTTGTCCTTTATTTAGACCAGTAAAGTTAGCTTCACCAACACCAAAGTCGGTTTCCATTCCTTCTAATATCTCATCACTAATTGCTTTACCAAACTCTGCAAGATTTTTGGTATCATCAGCAGTTAAATTACCTGCATCAAACATAGTCTGGAGAGCGTCTTTAAGTGCTCCATCTTCTAGACCTTCAATCATTAATTTTAAAGAATCGTCTGTAATTTGGTCTAATCCATTTAGTCCATTTGTTTTGAATATGTTAAATTTATCCGTCAACGCCCCTACACTACTTGCAAAGTCATCAATGATTGCTTGTTTGTCCCCGAATTTTGCTATAGCAGGTCCAAATGCAACTATCGCTCCTACGGCACCAGTTGCCATTTTACCTACGAAGCCAAACATTTTAGCGAAAAAACCTAATTTTGGAGCTGCTTTAGTGAACAATCCAAAGAATTTTTTGAAAGCTTTAATAACAAACTCTATAACAGATTTTATTTTGACGAAAGCAGTTATTATAAGTGCAAGTATTCCACCACCTTTAACCATCGGATGCATACCGTCTTTAATAGCTTTTATAGCTTCTATGAAATTTTTGGAAGCACTTACTATGAAAAACAGACCATCGAAGAACCTACCCAAGAAATCTACAACTCTACGTATTACTGGTAATAATGTCTCGCCCATTCTTATAGCAAAAGAATTTATCTTTGACTTAAGAATGTCTACTTGACCAGCAACGGTATCTTGTCTAGTTGCAAACTCTTTATCTAAAGCAGCTTGCCTTATAAGCTCTTCGTTAGCTATTTTTCTTGCTTTCGCTAAACCATGTTCGTTTTTAGCCATAGAAATTAATGCACGAGAAACTCTGTCTCTTGCTAATCCTACGGTGTCTAATGCTGCAACTTGGTCTTTTCCAGCAGCAGACATCTCATTCAAACCAATTAACACTGCCTCAGCAGCAGCAGCCATACTTGTTTCCGCTAATTCTTGGAATTCAAGCATTCCCATACCAGCAATATCAGCAAACTCTGCAAGACCACCTTCACCTAATACAGCTTTATTTAAATTTGTAAATAATTTATTAAGTGCTGTTGCACCAGCTGCAGCAGGTTGTCCCATCTCTCTCATGGCTGCTGAAAATGCTAAGATTTCTTCACCACTTAAACCTACTTGTGAACCTAGAGCACCAAAGTTAAGAGCTAACTGAATTATTTCAGATTCTGTAGTAGCAGTGTTGTTTCCTAATTCAACTAAGACGTTTGCAAAAGCTTCAGTATTTTTAATTGGTTGACCAATGACTTTCATAAATCTAGCCATTGAAGTAGCTCCCATTTCACCAGCTAAGTCTGTTGCTCCACCTAATTTAGCTATTACTTCAGTAAATCTAGCAACATCATCAACTGCAACACCTAACTGACCAGCAACTTGTGCTATTCCAGCAAGCTCTGTTGCTGTTTGTGGCAAAAATCGAGCCATGTTAATTAAATCGTCTGCTACTTGTGTAAACTGTGCGTCAGTAGCATTTAAAGTTTTCTTGACACCAGCGAATGCAGCTTCAAAATCTACCGCAGATTTAGCACCAGCTGCCATTGCGATAGCAACTGCTGATAAAGTTGCAACAACTGCACCAGTAATCATACCGGAAGCAGCAGAACCTACTTTTTTGAAAGCATTAGTAGCCTTCATTTGAGCACCTGCTACAGCATTATTAATGCCAGAGGTATTACCCGTTATGTTGACTACTAAGTCGCCTAAATTAATTTTATTCATTAAAGCTTACACTCTCTTTTGCTCCACCTAATTCATCTAAAGCCGTGTCTAAATTAATCTTTACACGATTTTCTTTGTTAAGTGAATTTTCCGAATCTATTTCCTCTCTAGCTTGCTCCATATACTCAGTAAGGTACGGAGCATAAAAAGATGATTCTTGAGAGACCAGACTAAATATTAAATTTTTGAACCTTCTCCAAGAAAGTTCTAACGGTTGAAGGTTAAAGAAGCGTTGAAAATCAGATTCAACTGCAGACCATCTTTCCAAAATATCCTCAATAGTGACGTCTATTTTGGGTCTTCTTCTTCTCCCCCTTCAGTATCAGAGCTTTCTAGTTCTTCAGCTGATTGAACAATTCCATACTGGACTAATAACCAACTTAGAAGTTCTTCTAAGATTGTCCAAGATATATTTTGCTCTAAAAGCTTATCAAAAGTTTCTTCTCCAATAATCATTCTGAGCCACTCCCCAATATCTTTTTGGTCAATGCCTCCGAGTTCATTTTGCATTTTTAACTGTGTTAAAACAACTTTCGCTGGTAGCTGAGCTGGACAATCGAATGTCTCACCAGCTACCTTGAAAGTAATCTTTGCGTCGTTTACTTCTCTGATTGCTTCATCGAAGTCTTTAAATTTGTCTGTCATTTACCCTCCTAAGGTTTTGTTAAACTTCGTCTATTACTTTAAACAAGTGACTAAACGGAGCATCACTATTAGGTTTTAATAATTTGTATTCTACAGTTATTGTTACCTTTTGTGGTGCTTTAGCGTGAACCATTGAGAAAGCTCCGACGTTTACTGCTCTAGGAGCATAAATGTCTCTGACTTTCTGTGTTCCACCTTCAGATGCGCCCGGTGCATTAACTCTAAGAATTAATCCATACTCCAAGAATCCATCTGTTGATGGTGGAGTTAACTGGGTGTACCCAGAAGATGGAGTATCAGCTGCTGATACACCACCAGCCATTGCTAACTTTAAGTTAGCTAATGATGCTTGTGCTAATTCACCTGTGATTCTCACTTCTTGAGCTGTTTTGATTGTCTTAATAGGGTCTATTTCCTCAGCAACCATAACATCTTCAAAAGTTTTATCATATTCAAGAGAGAATCCACCCTCTGAATATCCTATATTGGTCCAATACGAAGGGTCTGGTCCTGCAGCCGGGCTTGCTGGGAATGTTGCTGTTGGCGAATTGCCATTCAAATCACTCTCTAAAGCCGTATACATTACACCAGTTCCTAGTAAGACCTCACTAATACTTTGTGCCATTTTTTATACCTACTTACTCTATGAATAACTTTTCGTTATTCTTCTTCTACTTTTGTGTCAGCAGGATTGTCGTACCACTCATCATCTGAAACTTTATCTTCTACTTTTTCAGCAGCAGTAAAGTTTTTAATTTCACCCATACCATCTGTTTTTTCAACAAAATTGGGTAGTAGCAATTCTCCCTGTTTGGTTTGAGCTTCCTTAAGCCTTTTCCAGTCAGAGTCTTTTACTTCAACCCAGTTATTCTTGTCAAAAATTACATCAAGTTTCTCATCCCTAATGGCATCAAAAACTCGTATATATGGATTAACTTTTATATATTTCACGATATCGCTCCATAAATCATTACCATATCACAAGTATAGCGTGCCAAACCGAGCTCGGGTTCTTCTACTCTACCGAGACCAGATATTGAATCAAAACCATGAACCATTCCTACCTCTCCACCAACGCTAGTTAGTTTTGTAGGTGCATGGTCAAAAGCTTCTCTTACAAAAGTATTACCTAAGGAAAAAGCAGAGGAATAGTCTGGTTGTCCTTTGGTTGAATTAGTTGCATATTTACCTGCATAAAAATCTACTACAAGCTGTGCTTGGTATATTAACGACTCTCCACCTAATGGACTTCCACCAAGCATTTGTATAACTACAAATGGCATATCTGCACCAACAGGTAATCTTGTTGACACTTTTTGATTAACTAAATCAGTAATGCTTGTTTTACTTAAAGCCCAAGTTCTAGCTAATATTTCTCCGTCTGGTAAGTTTTGCGCCATTCTATCTCCTTAATTTATTTGCTTCAGCTATGAGGTTAGTAGTACTTACTCCGACATTTGTTGGACTCTTCTTAAATCTTTCTATTGTGTTTCTAGCACCCCTACGCATCATGGCACCTTTACCGTTTCTAGTGTTTACAGCAGGACGGTTTCTTGAAGATGATTTCAAAACTTTAACAGCTTCCGGCACTGGGAAGTATTTGTCTAAATATTTTGAACCAACGTTAAATCTGTTACCAGAACCAAACTCTATTATTGCGTGGTAATCTTTAGTAGTGCTGTCACCAATAATAACTTGACCAGATGGCATAGTTCCACCTTTAGCTTTATCTCTACCGAAATCTGCTCTTAAGGTTCCCCTTAGCTTTCCAGATGAAACTGGAACGAATGGGTATACTTGCCTAATGACATCTTCTGTCACCTTTGCTATAGCATCATCAATATGATTAGCTATTAACTGAGCGTCAAATCCACCTTGGACACTAACAATTGCTTTTTCTGGAACGTTTTTTCTAAACTGTTTTTTAACAAAAGTATCAAAAGCTTTTTGTGTGTTAGCACCAATAACTGACCTAGCAGCACGAGTAAATATACTGTTACCCGGTACCATAAGAATAAGTTTACCTGTTGCTCTACCACCAAATCTTCTAAATATACGTTCTCCCGCTCCTTCTATGTTGGTATCTCCACTTCGTAATTTATTAAAAGTACCTATAGCAGCATTGACGTCACCCATAACACGACCACCTTTAAGCATATAATGACGTGCTGTACTTAAGGAACCTAGTTTAGGCATTCCCGGAAGTGCTTGAAGGTCACCAATAAAAAGTGAGTATTCGTAAAAAAAACTTCTTAAATCTTGAAAGCTAGCTATTTTACCAAACTGATAACGCTTTGAATTAGAGTTAATTTTTTTAAGAGTTCTGAGTGACCTATTAAGTCTTAGAGTTTGTGCCATTAAAAGCCTGCTTGCATTTCTATTTCTTTATAGAAAACATTACCAAAACGGTCTTTTACATTTTTGACGGCTTTGATGTCATAATAATTACTTTCCCATTCAATTCTATCTTGAGGAGTAATTGTTTCGTTTGGTCCCATTGTTACAACAAAGATATCATTCTCTTCTGTTCTACCGTCTGTAGTTAACTCTTGTGCTCTTGTGTGTTGAATTTTACACTGAACTGAGGTTGCTGAGTCAGAGAATGTAGCAGTGGAAAGACCTCTATCATCTACAGAGGAGCCACTTAATGTTTGAATCGTAACTGATTCATTTAATACTGAAGTTGGAATCTTTGGCATAATTATAATTATACCAACAAAAAACCCCCTCACGAAGAAGGGGCTTTTGAGTATAGTATGCTCGTCAACAAAAAGTTGACGTACATCAATAATAACAGATTAACTCTTAGGTGTGTACCCTAATCCAGCAAAATATTTTAAAGATTCTTGCTTAGCCATTCCGTGTGCGTTACTTCTAACTTCTGGGTCTACTGAATTCAAATTAGCAGAGTAAGCTGTCTGAAATGCAATTGAATATTGTTGCAATCCCGAAGCCAATCTTCTATTTCTATGAAAGTATTCTGCAGGTAAGTCACCAAGTTCTGGAAGTGCAGAACATTGTTTACTTTCTACTACAGGTGTGGTTACATCTCTTTTGTAATAGTATTCTCTGACCATAGACTTTACAGCTTTTTTACTTCTTCTTGAGTACCCATCAAGAGTGTTCTTGTCTTTATAGAATTCTGATACTGGTAACCATTCTCCAGTAACGATGCATCGCTTATGAGTAGGATTCTTTCTTTTCTCTATAGCAATTGCTTCTGCTTCTATTAATTTATCTTTATATTGAGGATTTTCATCCAACCAATATGTAAACTTGCCTTTTCCAAATGGGTAATTTGCGTATGTTCTAGCAGTATTTACCGTTCCTTTTCCATCTTTAATGAATGCTATTATTTCATCAGCTACCATTGTGGTAATAGGCATAGCCCTTGTAGGCAAACCAAGTTTTTTCTTCATGAGTCGTACATTTTCATGTGACATACCCCATTCATTAGCCCATTCACGAAGTGTCTTATTAGGAAACTTCTTAAACAGAAACTCTGCTTGCTCTATTGTAGGTTTAGTTATATTATTATCTTCCATACTCCATTTTATCACACAAACGTTTTTTTAGCAAGATTTTTACACTTTTTTTTGTTTTTTGTTGTGTTTAGGTAAAATGTGGTATAATTAGAAGGTATAGTACAAGGAGTTTTAATGTTAGATGCATTTAAACCAGAAATTATTGCCGTCGACGAGCACCAAAAACTGCTCAAAATCGGTGAAAATACTGTATTTGTTACTTTTAACAAGTATACAAACTCTTTCGAGGGTCAAATATACACTAAAGTACAAGACAAATATGGTAGATTCATTAATGAATTTGTTACAGGTGTAACAGGCAATAGTGAAAAAGAAGTTATTCAAGAAGCTTTAAAAATATAACTTGTAAATTTTCCATAATATGTTATAATAATATTATGAAAAAGAAAGAAGTATATGATAGCTGAATGTATGATATTTTTGGCATCTTTTGGTGTCATTAGTCAAGCAACCCCAGAGCTAATAGAAGAATACAGAGAATGTTCTTCGGTTATTCCTAGTTCTATGACTCAATATTCCAATATTTATGTAGATTATTTCGATAAAGAAAATTTATATACAGCAATGAGAATAGGTTGGTGTGAAAGCAGAGGTAAATACAATGCTTATCGTAAATCAGCTGATGACTCGGGATTAATGCAGTTTATTCCTTCGACTTGGAACTGGATTGCAGAAAAGTTTGATGCACCAATGTTTGATTCACAGATTTTAACTTATGATGGGATACCACTAAATTTTTTACCAGAACAAGAGTTCTACGTAAGAGAGAGTTTTGCATTTGAAACTATTCAATTCAACCCTTATTACAATATTTGGATGGCTAGTAAACTAGCTCAAGATACTTACAAAAAAAGTAATGGGGATACGTATACAACATTTAGAGACTGGAACTCTAGCAAGTTTTGTTGGGGTAATGAAAAAGTATTTGAAAGGAAGTGGAGAAATGAAGGATTCTAATAAATATTTAGAATGGAAGAAAAAAATGGTATCAGAAATGCGTCAAGAAGAATATGATAGAGCTATGAAAAATTGGACTCTTAGTAAAGATTTACTTGACTCTCTAGAAAGTAGAGAAAGTGGAAGACGATAAATACTATCCCTTACCGGATTACTTAACTATAAAAAAGTCAAACATAGACGGTTTAGGTCTTTTTAGTACGCAAATTATAGATGAGAGTACTAATTTGGGAATAAGCCACATAAAGAATGATGAGTTTCAACACGGAATGATAAGAACTCCACTAGGTGGGTTTGTTAATCATGCTGAAGATTCTAATTGCGAACTTATAGAAATAGGTCCAAATATTTATTTATATACAAAAAAAGATATTATGCCCGAAGAAGAACTAACTTTAACTTACAGTACTTATTCTGTTAAAACTGTTGCTTCTTTTTAGAAGCTTTTCTAGCTTTGTCTTTCATTGATTGACTAGCACCATTAGGATTACTATTCCAATCAATGCCAACAGTTCCATAGAGATAAACCCTATTGCTAATTTGTCTATTAGAAATTGCTTTACATTTTTCACATTTTACCTTTGGTTCGTCGTGTATTGAGTGTGTTACCTCAAAAACATGCTCACATTTAGAACATTTATAATCATACCTAGCCATTAGTATATATATTTACCTGTTCTCTTATCAACACCAATTATAGGCTCTCTTAAGCGTATATTCCTACTAATAGGATTACCTCGTTTGTTAACATATTTTACATCAACGTTGAGTTGTTTAGGATTTTCTTGTTTAAAAGAACGGATAGCTTCTTTTAATCCTTTTCCTTTAACGATTTTTATTTCACCATCGAATTCGTACTGATAGCGATTCATTTACTTTATTGGATATTTTTTACAAACTTTTAAGTATGCGTTGACTAAACCATCCATGTCTTGAACTAGATTAGTTCCTTTCATTCTCATGGAGTTCATTTGTTCAAGTAGAGCTTCCATAAAAAAGTCTATGTTTTGTGCTCTTAGCCAAGCTTGTCTTTGAGCTTTATTAAATTCAATATCTTTATTTTCCATAACAGCAGTCTAGTCTAAAATTGAGGCAGATGTAAAGTATTGCCTTTTATATTTTGTTAGTACTGATTTGTCTTGGGTATTGAGTATTTCTTGATTCATTAAATCTACAACTGATTCATATGTTGCTTTATAGTCTCCTATAGATTCTTCTGTTACTAGTTGAAACTGTGAATCTACTGAGTTGTCTGCATTATGAGTTGAAACTTCACCAGTTGACTGTTGAGATGATAGTGCTGCGGAAGCTGTAAATAATCTTCCTGCTGCTCTAGCACTAATGAACTTTATGTCTGATGGTATGTTTTCTGCTGCTGATTCTGTGTCTGAGTATCCAGCTTTGTAAGTAATTACAATATTTTGTAATCTTATATCAGACCATCTTTTGTTATTTGTTCTTTTGATTTTTCCTGTTTGCTTGTAAGCAACAAAATGTTCTTGATTACCCTCTGCATAAAGAACCCCGTCCTCATACAGTGAAGTTATTGAAACTATTGGTGCTACTTTAGTAAATATCTCTTCTTGATTAGCCCCATCAAATGTGTTGACTACAGCTCCGTTATATTCGAGCTCATAGCCAACAAAGTTTTTGATTGCTGCATCTGCTGCCGGTATAAAAATATCAGTGATGGTTGTTTCATCACTTGCTGAAACGTCTATACCAATAGCTTTTTTAACGTCTGAAACAGAAGAAAGTGCCATTGGCTAAACCTTACTTGTCTTCTACGTCTTCTGGCTTAACAGCTTTATTTTCAATTGATTTTTTGGTTGATTTTTTCTTAGGAGCTTCCTCTTTAGAAGCTGCTTTTTTAACGCCCCAACCATGCTTTGCTAAGTAATCTGAATTGTATTCATGACCTTTTTTAGCAATCTTTGAAGCTTGACCATTAACACCGGAAACATCTCCTTCATAGAGACTACCGTCTGCTAATTTCCAAATATCATTTTCTACTTTTATATATTCCATTTTTGTTCCTTAATAAAAAAATTTAATAGTTCTATCTGGGGCAGGGTTACTACCCCAGATAATAATGAACTAATTACATGTTTGTAATCTTACAGAAAGCTTCTTGTCTGTAAACAGCAAGACCGACTCTCATTGTAGCTCTAATAGCTAGTTTTCCTTTGAGGAAAAAGTCGCTATGTGAATCTGAGACCGCAAGGTCTAGACCACTACGCATTACAACGTGAGCTGCTTCACCGCCACCGAATTTACCAACAAGTACAGTACCTGCTGCTATTGCAGTGGAAGCTACGACTGGAAGACCCCAAATTCTTGGAGTTGCATCGGCACCAAAGCCACCAGCAACTACAAATAATGGGTTCTTTGAACCGCTTGTAGTTACATCTGTGACGGATGTTACGATGTCATACCAGTCTGATGGATGCATTATTATTGCATCTGGTTCTACGAAAGCACCTTTTCTAATTTCTGTAATGGCTTCATAAATTTGTCCTAATTTTCCTAATTCGCCGGAATAAGAACTATTGTTAAAGCCGGGTAATCCAGATTTAGTTAATATACCTTCCATGTTTGGAGCAGAACCGTCTCCGGAAAGGAGTTGGTTGTCCAAACGTAGTTTCATCATTGTGCCTAGTCTTGAGTTGACATAACCTTGAATTCCATTTACATCTGCTAATAACTCTTCTGTCACAGGCAAGAAAACGCCAACCTTACGGATTGGTGCAGTTTGTTCTGTGAAGTCAAGTGCTGCTTCTGCTGTTGTAGCTTCTTCAGCTTGTTCAGCAGCAGCATTAGTGAAAGTAGTTTCTTCCATGTATGCAAATGAATTTTGGTTTGTTTCAATCTGGTCGAAAAGACCAATGACAGCATCTGGGTCTCTAAGAGCGGACTCTAAGATTCCCGGTTGTCTTAATGTTTCCGGAGGAAAGGATGCAGTAAGTCCGGCACCTAATGTTGCCTTTTCACCATATGCTGGTGAGAACTGTACTGTTGAGTCTATACCTTTAACTCCATCTTCTGTATAGCCTTTGTAAGCATCAGAATTAACGAATGCTTGACCTACAGTTGACGGACCAGCTTGTGGTTCCTCTGATGCATAAACTTCTTGCTCCATAGCTTTTTCATTTTTAGCTTTGGCGCTCTCTAGTTTATCTGCGTCAATAAGACCAGCAAGCTCAGTGTTAAGACCTTTGATTTTTTCTTTTGCTTCTGGGGTATATTTACCATCAGTTGCAGAATCAAAAGCCTCTTTTAACTCAGCCCTTACCTTGGAAATGTTATCTTTATTATTTGTCATTATTTTTATCTCCAAAATAAATTTATACTTATACTTCGTCGTCTAGTTCTATTACAAGAGAATCTGCAATTAATGCTTGTCCCTCAGCGAATAAAGCGTCTATCTCATCATCAACTTCTTCTAAAGAAGGAGCTTCAGTTTCGACTTCTACTTCAGACTCTTCGGTCTCAGAATCAGAATCATCTTCAATGTTTTCTTCAACTTCGACAACCTCTACTTCAGTTTCAGCTTCAGCAACTTCTACATCCTCTTGAATTTCTTCAACAGGAGCTTCCATTACTGGAGTTTCTTCTTCAGCAGGAGTTTCCTCAGTTTCAGAAACATCATCTAAAATAGAATCTATTTCTGTCCAAGCGTCATTTAAGTCCTCTTGAACTGCTCTAAGAGCAGAACTAGCGTTCTCCGATATTACTCTTCCATCTTTTTCACGTAAGACTGAAATTGCTTTCGCTCTTACTATGAGGCTTTCTAATGCTGCAAGCACATCTTTGACCTCGTCAGAAAAACGTTTTCCTGTCATGCTGGAATCGTCATCTGAAATCTTTAAATCTTTTTCTTTATCTTTGGCACATTTACCACTACTTCCATAATCACAAGAGCCATATTTTTCTTCTGAGGTCTCTTCTGCATCTTTGGAATTGTTACTAATGGTTTCTTCATATATTTCATGAGTTGAACATGGCATATATACTTCTTTGCCGTCCATTTCATGAACATGTGTACCGGAACAACCTAATTCTTCTGCTCTTTTTGAGGCATCTTCTTGGTTGTCAAAAACATCTTCATCATTTGCTGCTTTTTCTTCAGATATATTTTCTGATTCATAAACAGCTTCTTCGCCAGACTTGATTGCGAGTGTGTAAGTCTCTCTGTTAGCACCAACGAGTACTGGACTAACTTCAAAGACTTCTAAATCTTTTAAGTAGCGAACATCTACTTCATCTTCTACTCCATCTTTTTTAAACTTTCCGGATTCATAATCATTAATACGAAAACCAAAAGACCATTCTTGTAGATTTCCCATTTCTTTTGCTAGATTATAAGCTTCCCTACCAGCCTCAGTTTCCATAAAGAAACTTCCTGTGAATGTAGCTTTACTGTCATCTGACTTTATGACACCTTTTCCAATTGGCTGGTCCCATTTGTGCGCAAACACCATAGGGACTTGGTTATCTTTGAATCCAGACTTTATCGAACCCGGAAGAACAACATCGCCGTCTGTGTCGACATTGTTAAAAACTGAAAATACAGCTTCTACACTTCCCTTTTCGTCATCAGTAGTTTTAAACTCTATTGATTTGTTAAATTTGTTATTTTCCATATCTCACTCGCTTTAATATATACCTTTCATATATCATATACTATTCTAATCTGTCAAATCGTCAGTGTTCTCTGTAATTAGGTCTATAGCCTTCTTACGTCGCTCATCTTCCTTTTTTTTCTGTTCATTGACAATTTTTTTCATTGCAGATACGCCAGATTTAGTTACGCCACCCCATTTCATGACAGCAATAATTCCATTCAAGCGAATGTTTCCTTGATGACGAGACATAAAACGTTCTCGTCTTTTTACCCAGCTAAGGACTGAAGAACTTCTATCTCCTGCCTTATACTTTGTCCAGTTTCTGTAGGCATCATTACCTGTGAATGAAGTAGGAGGGTTACCACCGGTACCAGCTCTTCTCCATATTTTCGGGTAATTCTTTTTTAAGTTATCTATATAAGCTTTATCTGGAAATTGTTTAAATTTAGAGTTGCTTAAACTAATTTTTTGATTATCTCCAGAGCTTGGAAAGTTTGTTAAATCTTTTGGAGCTTTAGACTCTTTACGCCAATCTTTAATCTTTTTTAATTTAGAAATTAGTTGGGTAACACTTCTATCAGTTTTTTGATGAGAGCCGTCTTCCATGATTGCCCAAACCATCATAGTTGCTTCTTTCTTTTCACTGTTGACAGAAGTAACTACGCCATGCACTGTTGAAGGTGGGTCTGGGTCTTTATTAATTGACCAGCTAACAGTGTCACCAGTTTTTACTGATGCAGCTTTAGCTGATTTTTTTGAACTTAATGGATGACCACTTGGAAGTAAATCTTGGTCAAAAGCTGTTCTTGGGAATTTACCTTTTAATCCTTTAAGGAATGCGTTAACTCTAGCTACGCCCCATTGGGTTGCTGAAGAAACATTACCTCGCACTGAAGCTGGGTTAGTTCTATAGGCACCGACACCTCGTCTGAATACAGCTGCCAACATTCCATAACTTGCTCTATACTTTGGGTCTTTGGCATTGTGGTCTGCTACTTTCTTTTGTAATACTTTCTTAACCTTAGCTGATATTGGTGCAGCTTTCAATTCAATAGGAACAAATGCAGATTCTGATGCAGTAAATTCCATATGAATATCAATAGCTACTGTCTTCTTTGTAGGTTTTCTTTTACCAATATTTCTTTTACTTCTACGAACTTCTGGTTGAAATCGAGATGTGTTTAAAGTATCTTTTTCATCTTCTTCTGTAGCAGGTGCAGAAGGGACGGGCACCTCATCTACTGAGTTCATAATCCCGGTATCACCTTCTGCCACTGCCATCATATTTAATGGTCTAAGGTATACATCGTGACTATTGTCTGTTTCTAAACCTAAACTTCTTCTAGCTTCACCAACAGTAACAAAGCCACCCTGTACACCAGAGTTCATTGTCAATACTTGGTCTTTTTTATCGCTTGCTAATGCTCTGACTTGGTCTAAGTCAAAAGCACAAAAATATTCGTAATTATCTTTTTCAAAATTATCATGTAATAATTGATGTGAAATTTCTTGAGCAACCGCACTCCACATAGGAATCATTTTTTGTTCTGTAAAAAACTCTCTTAATTCTTTCGTATTGTTATACGTGGCTGCGTCCAATCCAGCGCCGAGTCCAGCGAGAATTGCTGGGACTCCAAGTACAGAAGAAACTCTCTCTTCTGGCAATCTTCTTAATTGTTTAAGATTCATTTGTTCTGGTGTAAACGAAACTACGTCTACATCCATAGAGCCAGTCATAATCATTGGTGCTCCTCTATTGGCACCAGCGAATTTTGATTTAAAAGATTGAGCAATTGCTTCAGCTTCTTCTCTACTTGGTCCACCCATTGCGTCGTCTTTAGGACTTAAGATAACTCCCGGAACAGCCATGTTGTGTAACAAAGCTACAGAGAATTGTCCAGCTGCTTCATCACCAGCTAGTTCTCTCATAACTGAACGTAGTGGTGCAAAACCTCTACGATGGTCGTCTGGGTCCATACCTTGACGTACGTGAACCATGTTTTCTCTTGGTATTTCTATATAGTCTGTATTTAATTTGTTACTCTTCTGAACAGCGTGGTATTCATAATGCGTAATCAATTCTTTTTCATTACCTCTTACTTTTACAAAAGAAGGCATTAATGGGACAAGCTGAACAACATTACCTTTACCGTCTTTGACTTTCAATAAGAAAGCATCTCCGTGTGCAGATAATGAAGTAACTATATAATGAGCAAGAATATTACCAGAGATAAACTCATTTGGTCTTTGCATTAAAACTTCTAATGGATGATTAACTACTTCTGCTTTACCTTGGTCTGTCTTTTTGTAAACTTTTAACATTGGTTCGGCAAAAGAAGTTGCCAGAACGTTAAGACATGCGACAACGGCTGAATTACCAAGTCCATCACCTAATTCGTCTATTAATTTTTGCGGAAAGTAACCAGAAGAAGTATTGTAACCCCAAACAGAACCTTGAACTTGTTCATATTTATCAAGAGGTCCTCGTTTTACGATTAACCTATCTGGTGGAGCTTGCAAATATTCCGCTGCTCGCTTAAAAAAACTTTTATCTTCAGCCATTTAGTAAGCTTCCCATTTTCTCTTAGTTGCACTTTGTAAACAAGCGTACGCCAATACATCAACTATATCGTCGTGCTCTCCTACTGGAAAAGTTAGCAACTCTCTCTCTACTTGGAGAATCCAGTCTTTATCTTTTGGAAAGTATACTTGTCCTCTTTCCATCTTAGCAGACAAAGGAAGTGCTCGTGAACGCTTGTCTTTATCAGCTCTTAGTTCTTTAATTCTCAATCCTTCTCTTCTAGCAAACTGAACTATTGCTAGTTGGTAACCAGCACGTTCAATTCCTACCCATTCTAGATTATGTATTCCGACCATTCTTTTTATTTGAGGTACGATGTCTGGTGCTTCTATTCTATCTCTAAACATGTCTAGTAAAAATAATTTATCATCTTCAATATTGTGACCAAATACACCTATAACTGTATAGTCAGCAGATTCTCTTGTGGAAACAGCTAAGTCAACAGTAGCGTATTTGACTAAATCATTGTTTATATCGTATTTTTTACCATCTGCCCATACCGTTCCTACACCTTCTTTGTAATAATTAAACCAATCACTCTTAAATACTTGAGCACCTTCAGAGATAAAGTCAGCTAAATACTCTTGAGCAAAAACTAATTCACCCAAATCTTCTCTTGCAGACTCGACTTCTGCTGGGTCAATCATAGGATTTGCAGTAGTTGGGTATTGAAATCTAGCCCAATCTTCTGCTTTTTCTGCTTTTTCCCATAATTTATAAAACCAATTGTCCATTCCTATGGGAGTACTGATAAATAATGCAGAACCTTTATTTTCCGTAAGAGTAGGACGAAGTACTTCTGTCCAAGTTTCTTCTCTTACGAAAGCAGCCTCATCCATAACTAAGAAATGTAAACCTTCACCACGAAGACGTTGAGGGTTATCTGCTGATTTTACTGAAATTGAACCACCACCGGGGAAATGTACAGTCATATCTCCAACTTTTACATCTACACCAGCATCTTTTGGAAAAACACTTGCTGCTGCTACAACATCACGCCAACCAACTCTGGCTATTGCGAACGTAGGAGCAACCCACCAAACTCTACCACCTGCTAAAGCTTTTTCCATGCATAATTGCACACCAAGCCTTGATTTACCGAAACGACGACCAGCACACAATATTTTCCAACGTGCATCACTGTCTCTTACTTCTTGTTGTGGTTCATGAAGAGGTGGAAAGTCTATGTTAAAAGTTTTTTCTTTAGTTAACTCTGTTTCTTCTAATATGTCTCGACTACCCATTATTACCTTAGTCTACTATACTTATTTACGGATATTCTGGGTAACTAGAGTCTCCTCTATTTTACTACTAATAACAATAGAAAAAAACTAGACCCCTCTTTCGAGGGGTTTTGTTTAAAGATTATTCTTCTTCTAAAGACCGTTCTTGATAAGCAAGTTGCATACCAATATCTTTAATTAAAGACTTTTCTGCATCAGACAAATCATCTTCTAGAATCCTTGTCCATATTTCCGAGTACATAGAAGTATGACTACGGTAATAGTTTTTAGTAAAAAGAAAAAGCTTTCTTTGTAACTTGCGTTTAGTTCCAACAAAGAATCCTTTACTTGCATTAGTTAAAAAGAAAAACGATGATATATACGTACCCCACTTAATTGGTGTTTTGGAATCGTTTATATTTTCCCTTGACCAGTTTTTGTGAGAACGTAGTTGTGCCTTTAAATAATACTTAGCCTGTTTCCAGCCTTTTTTATACCAACTGTGAAAGAATATGGTTATGTAAGATAACCAAGTACGCTGTTCCCAGCTTGGATGACCGAACCAAAAACCCGGTTCATAACCTGCGTGGCTATGACCCCAGTACATTGAAAGTACATCGTCATTATTTAACCAGTTGGCAAATTTATGAGCGTGTTTATGGCATAGTCTAAATGTACACAGTTCGTCTTCACCAATAGAATCAGTGAAGTCACCGTAGCCACCAGTAGCAGTAAGGTCTAATCCACCTTCGTTATTTGATTGCATTGGTCGACTGCATTTAGTTACAGCACATTTGCTGTATAGTTTAGATTGCATTTCTGACATTTCAGACATACGAACCCCCTTATATTAAATTGAATAGCTAGATGCTATTTACTCTTCTTCATCATGGAATGGCTTAACTTCTACTTGTCCCATCTTTGGTTTCAAGTTTAAGTTTTTTGGTGCCATCGCGAGCTTTTCGTCTATGCTCTTCATTGCGTCTAGCAAATCAACTCCAATAAGAGTTATACTGCCCTCTATAGGAACAGTAAATTTCTTTATCTTAATTTCTTTCTCTTTCATTCTTCTTCCAAAAATCTTTCTTTAACTGTGCATGCAAAATCATATGCATTGATTCCATCTTTTAAAAGCTTCTCATGTATTTTTTCTCTAGCTTCATCAACAGCATCTAATGTGTCGTCTTCTGAAGAAAAGATATCAAAGTCAGCAATTGTAAAATGTATAACTAACTCTCTCATAACTTTAACTTCCAAGCTCTCCAAACTTTATTAGAGTAAACAATACCTTGTCCCCCAGCTTGTATGTTACTAGACGCTAACGCCCAATTCCACATCAAGTTGTTAAACCATTGAAATCTGAATGCATAGTCTTCTCTATTGCCATCAATTGTTACCCACAACTGATATGGAAAAGAAAAGTAATCTTTGTTATCAAACCAGTAGTTTCCTGTAGCAAGTTTAGCTAATGCTTTATACAGTAACGATTCAATCATTTTCATATTCACCCCAGTAACTATAGTCATATGCACTAACTCCAAAAATTGCAAAGAAAACTTTGTCGTGTATTTTCCTAGTAATTTTATAAGCTAGTCTTTTAAAAGCAGTATCTCTAGCATCAAGTCTTTCTAAGACAATTAATGTTATATTTCTAATGTAATTCATAATTTGTTCTTTCATATTACTATTGTATCATACATTGCAGAAAAAAGCAAGTACTGTGATTAATTATCACAGTACTTACAAGTAATCTTGCGTCGTTTAAGTGGACATAACCCACCGTCTTTAAGGAACATCATAAGAATCTCTTCTTGAGAAACCCATTGCTGTTTCTTTTTCTTGAGCGGATAGTAGTAACCACCATTCTCTCTGCGTGCAGAAAAGTTGGAGCACCTCTCAAACCAAGTGTCTGGTCCTTCATGCCTATCTTTAGCTGACTCAAGTAAAACATAAGTCTTCTCATACTTACGCTTGTTGAACTTAGTGCCATCAGCATCTAAGACTTCATCTACTCGCTTATGAGTTTTTTTGTCTAATACTGTGAACTCAGCATTGCAAACATCGTAGCTTTCTTTCCTGCTACTGTAAGGACGATACACATAGTGAGGCACTTCAAAAGTTTCACCAATCTGAAGCTGTTTAACTTCTGGCACATCTTGTGACCAAAGCTCATAAGATTTAACATCAAAGATGCTTCTCTTCAAGCCAGCAACAGAAAAGTCTTTTGTATCAGACCTCTCTACTCGTTTCAAGATTTCTAAATCTCGTTTTGCACGTCTATCTACTAATGCAGATTGTGGACCATCGTTAACAGACCACACGTATTTTTTAGTATTCATATTATTCCTCCTCGTTGTTGGTTTCTTGTGGGTACCTAAAGATAAAGTAATCTCTGGCATCCGTTTTATTTTTTTTGCTATATTCTCTTTGAGCTTTAGCCGCCCATTTAGCAAATGGTTCTAATTCATTAGCATAACCAAATACACTAATGTCAATGCTGTCCATTCCCACTACTTCGTATGTGTAAAAAGGGTGGACAGTTAGTCCTTTAGTAATTTTTACTATGTCGTAAATGAATTCTTTTTTATCGTTCATTTTATTCCTTTCGTTTTGCTTATATATTAAGTATACCACATGTCTAAAGATAATGCAAATTAAAAAAGAAATTTTTTTTCATTTTGAATACGACTCTCCGAAGAGAGTCGACGATGGGAGGGTATCGACAAAAGTGTAATCTCTTGCGAGACTACAGCCGACTATATCAGTATACCCTCTTGTATCGTCCTTGTTTATGTCATCCAGCTGTTAACACTTAATACATCACTATTTAAATAATGTTTGTTGCTGTACGAGTTGAGTCTTTCCCAACAAGGACATAAAAAAAAGGGAGTCAATATTTTAACTTTTACTTAATCACTACATTTAGTATCTTGTGTACACCACAATTTAGTCAATTCCTAACTCCCTAGTGGACGTGGAGGGAATCGAACCCTCGTTACTTTTTGCCATTACTATATAGCAACAACAATAAGTCTATCCATTCACGCCCTAGCGGAATGAGGTGACGTGAATCACCAACACTGTCCCACAACTGTAATTCTAAGACTGTTGTCAGCCTCCCATCAGTTTAATACTTGAGTATTCTCCTAACTCGTGGCTTCATTCCTGTACACAAGTGTCCAGTTCATGTACTTTCTCGGTTGTCCGAGAAATTTTAGTTTACCTCTTCCACAATATAATTCACGACATAATCTATAAAACTTGTCGAAAACATTGCTTTAGAAATTAACTCTAAACTTTCTTCTGAGTGCTCATCTTCCCCGTCTCTTTTCGCAGGCATACCTTTATTTAATTCTGTGTATGCATTAATGAGTTCATAGATTTCTTTAACCGAACATTTAAAATCTTCCGGCTCTTCTAAAAATTCTGAATCTTCGTAAGGAATAATCATAAACTTTTGAATTAGCTCATTGGTAAATTTCTTTAAAGAAAATTGGAAGCTTTCTTTAAAGTCATCATAATTCCATAAACACTGTCGAAGATAATTCTTTTTTTCCTCAATTGATAATTTTTCATACTTTATAAAATTATTATCTAAAAGATTAAAAGTTAACTTCTGCAATTCTTTTGTTGAAAAATCATCTTTGTAGTTATCTTCTACTTCTAACTTGTTACATTCGTTTATAGAGTTAAACATAGCTACGTCCATATAATCCATAAAATCCTGTGAGTTCACTTTAAAATCATCGTCACTATATTCATAGAAGTCTCCAGTATCGGGGTCAATGTCTTGAATAACTTCTAAAGTCTTAATAAAAGCATCACCAATATTTTTAATATTGTCTCTTGTTCTTACTGCCCAATAGAAACCTATAGCTTCTCTAACTTCTTTAGCTTTCTCTTCGTAGTACTCGTCTATAACGTGTTGTTTATATAACATTATTCAACTGTCCCTTCTACGACTTCTGCTTTTGGTGAACCGTACTTCTCAATATGCTCTGCATATGTTCTAAGGTGAGGTCTAGCGTTAGATAGCATCCAATCAACCTTGTGTTCTGGTAATCCCATTAGTTTTGCAGTGTCTACAAACTTCTCTAACCACATTGGCTCTGGCTTGGAAAACTCTGCATGTTTTGGCGGAGCAATGGTTTTCTCTGCTCCACATGCTCTAGCTTCCACAGAGACGGCTTTATTACAGGTGACATAAAATTCCGGGTCTCCGTACTCACTATGAATCCAACCCAGCTCTATCCAGTCGTGTTCGCCTCCTGCTCTACATTCTCCAACTTCACCACGAGAAATCTGTCGCAGTTTTTGTTGTGTAATAACTTCTGTATATCCAAGCTTGTTAATCTTTCCAATAATCTGTGAACTGTTCGGTGCTGAATATGAACCTTCGTTGTGCAATTTAATCACTGCAGACTGAATGTCGCCGAATGTCCAGTATTGTAAATCTGAATACATAGCTTTTAGCTGTATGTCTGTCCATTCACTAGGTGCATCGTCACCCTTTGTATATCTTATTGAAAGCCATTGAACAATTTCTAAGAATTCATTCCAAGTAACGCCTACTTTACCTGCTTCTATAAGTTCTTCCATACTTGAAAGGACTGGTGCTTTTTCCCCATCTTCTACTATGTTTAGTGTTGCTTGGGCTTTTTCTAAATCGTCCTCGTAAGGACTTTGTATATCATCAGACACTTGTTTCTCCTATTTTATCTACTACTAAAGCAATAATGATGAGTTGCCCCACCATTATCACTAACTTTAAATGAATACCTGTAGTATGTCTACTACAGTTATTCCTCTAACTCTATCACGGAATGCAATAAATTACAAGTTATACTGTAATATCCCCAATAAAGCTAAAGTCTAGAGTTTTAAACTCTTCCCATCGTTCGTCGCCAATGTATGGTCTACCAGCATAATGCCAAGTAGAGTACAAAGCGAACAACTTCTTGTTCTTGTCATTTAGCATACACCAATACAAGTCTTGGTAAGAAACCCCTGCTTGTTCTAGTGCCACTAAAAACATCTTCATATCTGTATAAACTACTAAATCATTAGTCTTACACGGATAGGTTATTCTTTCTTCTTTGTCCATACTACTATGATATCACATTTCGGGATATACTACAAATCATTTGTTAACTTTTTTACTGATATACTTACTAACACACATAAATAGTTCTATAGGTATAGTTAATAGGTTTAGTTATTAGGTATAGTTCCAGTTCATCTGGCGTACTACTGTAGTTCATTTAACGAACCCCTGCAGTTCGCCTCTCGAAC